ACCCAAAAGCGGTTACCGAAGGCTGAGACAACTCAAGGCAGCGCTGAAGGGCGGCCTCCTCTTGGAGCCGCTCGACAGCGAGACCGAGGAGTTATACCGGGCCTATCGATACTGCAAGTTGTTCCATTGCTCGGTCTCTGAGTACGAGTCTCGCCCTGCCAAGGAGACGACATGGATGCTCAAGATTGACGACGCCTACACCGAGGTCGTTCGCGAGATCGAAGCGCAACAGAATGCGAGGTAGACATGGGATTCGAGATCGAAGGAGTAGAGAAGTTCGCCGCGAGCATCGACGCCCTAATCGCTCTGGTCGAGAAGGCCACGCTCGGCGCGGTCGTCGAAGGCGCCAGCCTGATCGAGACCAAAGCGAAGCGCAACTTCTTCGGCCAGCATCCGCCCGGCACGCCTCGACCTGACGCCGGGGCTGGGGTCCCTCGACCTTATGCCGTGACCGAGAATCTGAAGCAGAGCATCGGCCGACATCCCCAGATGCCAGAGAAGATCGGTCGAGGCGTCTATCGCCAGAGCGTCTACCCAACGATGGCCTATGCCCGTCGAGTCGAACTCGGCTTCATCGGCACCGACTCACTCGGGCGCGATTACACGAACCCCGGCCAGCCGGCCTACCCATACCTGAAGCCAGCGGTCCGAGACTCTCTTCCGCAACTGAAGAACATCTTCGAGTTCTACTGGAACCGAGCAATGAAGGAATGAACCATGCCTGCACTTGAGCCAGTCGTTGCTGTATTGCTCGCCAACACCTCAGAGTTCACCGCCTCATTGGAGAAGGCCAAAGGCGAGATGGCGGGCTTCTCTGCCGACACCGCAGGTATCGGTCTCGCTTCTGGGGTCGAGGCTGAAGCGGCCAAGATCGGTCCCGAACTCGAGAAGGTCGGCACCGAGTCTGGCGGTCGACTGAGCAGCGCTCTGAGCGGGGGTCTGTCGAAGTTGGGCACTCTGCTCGGCAAGACTGGCCTCCCACTCGGCCCGCTGACCGAAGGACTTCACAAGTCGGCAAAAGCGGCAGAGGACTTGGAAGGCAAGAGCGGCAGCCTCTTCTCGCACATGGCCGGAATCGGCAAGGTCGCCACGCTTGGCCTCACGGCCGGGTTCGTCGGGGCGGCCGCCGAAGGGCTTCACCTCGCCTCTAACCTTCAGGCATCGAGTGCTGCAATCGCTGTCTCAGCCGGCACCACCACCGAGGCTGCCCAGCAGATCTCCAACGCATTCCTCGACACCGCAGGCAAGAGCGAGTTCAGTGCACAAGAGATGGCGGATGCATTCGCGCCGGTCGCTGGTCAGTTGAAGTCTGCTCAAGGAGCAGCGCTCGACCGGGCGCAAGCGATGCAAGTGATGACGGCTGCCGACGAGTTGGCGACCGCGAAGCAGATCGGCCTCGGCGAAGCGACCAAGGCGGTCGCTGGTGCGATGCAGGCCTATCAGATGCCCGCCAAGGACGCTGCCGACCTGACCGACACACTGCTTCAAGTCAGCAACGCAACGGGCCAGAGCATCAGCGCCACCGCAGGTTCATTCGAGAAGATTCGGACTCGCTTGGGCGGCATGACCCCGCCATTGAAGGAGGTCGGCGGCTTGCTCATCGACTTGACGAATCATGGCGTCACGGGTCGTCAAGCCATGTCGGTCCTCACCGGCTCATTCACGAACTTCTTGAAGCCAACGAACGCCGTCGTGAAGGCGCAGCGAGATCTAGCAATCGCTAGCGGCAATCTGCCGCCGCAGTTGCGCTCGCTCGCCGCTGAGTATCTCAAAGGCAACATGACCTCGGCAGAAGTGTCGAAGCAAACGAAGGGTCTGACGATCGCTCAGGCTTCCCTCTGGGGCGCCTACAAGAAGTCTGCTGACGCCGTTCGGACATCTGGCGACGCTCAACAGAAACTCGGCATTCAGACTCTCGATGCTCACGGCAAGTTGCTGCCTCTCGGCACGATCATTGGCGAACTTCACGACAAGGTCAAAGGCATGAGCGCCGCTCAAGCGACCGCGACCTTGACGGCGATGGGCTTCGGCGCCAACGCAGCGAAGTTGCTGCCTGTCGTCGAGGCTGGCTCGGCATCATTCAACAAGTCAACGCAAGAAGCATCGAAGATGGGAGCGGCCCACGCCGCTGCCGCCAAGCAAGCGCAGACTCTTCATGTCGAGTTCAAGGTTCTCAAAGCGACCGCCGAAGATCTCCTGACGAAGTTGGGCGCCGCTCTGATGCCAGTCGTCGAATCAGTCGCCAAGGCGTTCGCTCGATTCATTGGTTACCTGATGAACCACAAGGCAGTCCTCTACACCCTCGCCGGGATCTTCGGGACGGTGCTCGTCGCCGCGATCGGCGCCTACGTCGCATCGCTCATCGTGGCAGGAGTGACATCACTCAAGCAGTTCGCTGAGATGGCCGCCGAAGGCGCTGCATGGGCAGCGGAGACGATGGCACACATTCTCTTCGCCGTCGGCGGATGGGCGATCTACATCGCTACGAACATCGCAGCAGCGGCAGCGGCCACGGCAGCATTCATCGCCGAGAACGCAGCGACCCTCGGCATCGTCGCTGGCATCGCCCTGCTCATCGGAGCGATTATCTGGATGGCGACCCACTGGAAGGAGACGTGGGGATTCATCAAGAAGATCGCCGAAGATGTCTGGCACTTCCTCGATTCGGTCTGGCATGGCATCGTCAAGGGTCTGGACAAGGCTTGGCAGTTCATCAAGACGATCCCAAGCAAGATCGTCTCGGCGTTCTCTGGGGCGCTATCTTGGCTCGAACACATCGGCGAGGACATCATTCATGGCCTGCTCAACGGCATCGAAGCGTATGCCAAGTTGGTCTGGTTCTTCTATGTGCAACTGCCGATCAAGATCCTCGGCTACGTCGCCGACGCTGCCGTCTGGCTCGTCGAGACCGGCTGGCACATCTTGAAGGGTCTGCTCAACGGCATCATCACCGGGGCGGTCGATGTCTGGAACTGGTTCACGAGTCTGCCCGGCGATCTCCTCAATCTGCTCGCCGAGGCGGGAACATGGCTTCTCGACATCGGCAAGAAGATCATCAATGGGCTCTGGAATGGGCTGAAGGCAGCATGGAATGACGTGACCGGCTGGCTCAGCAATGTCGGCGGCTGGATCACCGACCTCAAAGGCCCGCCAGAGAAGGACGCTGTCCTGCTGCACGAGAACGGTCGCCTCATCATGCAGGGCTTCTCGGAGGGTCTCAAGCATGGCTGGTCGAAGCATGTCGCCCCGACGCTTCAAGACATGACGACTTCTCTGAGCGGCGGCCTGACCGCCAATCTCGGCGTCGCCGGCAGCACCGTCGGGCGCATCGCTGGCAGTGGCGGAGCAGCGGGCCAGACCATCATCAATGTCACAAATCCGATTCAGATCGATGGCAAGACCATCGCCAACGTCGTCACTCAGTATCAACTTCGTGGCGCTCGCACGACCGGCAACGCTCTGGGTCGCTACTCCGGTGGCTCTCAGACCGCGACCGCGACCGCGATCAACACGAACGCCATCTCCCGCTAGTCAGAACAAAGGACGAGAACTATGCCAACCGTGATCTCTGTCGGAGCAGCGCCGAATGGTATCGCCACGAACTCGGTCACGCATCGGACATACGTCGCGAATACTGACGACGACTCGGTCTCAGTCATCGACAACACGACCAACACGGTCATCGCCACGATCTCGATGGGAGCAGGAAGCATCCCTTACGGGGTCGCGGTCAACACCACGACCAACAAAGTCTACGTCTCGATGCCCGGTGCTCACGCTCTGGGCGTCATCGATGGCTCGACGAATACCTTCAGCGCGAGCGTCACTGGGCTGAGCGGTCCGCTCGCAGCCGTTGCGGTCGATGAGTCATACAACTATGTCTTCGTCACATCGAACGCTTCGCTTCTGGCGATCAATGGAGCGACCAACACTTACTTCAACCACGCGACCGTCGCAGCGGGCGCAATCTCAGTCGCCATCAACCCGACGACGAACACCGCGTATGTTGGAAGCCTCAACCCGAGCACCAGCGCGGCCACGCTCTCAATCGTCAATCTCTTTACCTATGCCATGATGCAGATCTCTGGGATCGGCAGCGCCGGCGTCGCAGTCAATCCGACCACGAATAAGGTCTACGCGACGACGCTCTTCAGCCCCACGCTCTCGATCATCGATGGGACCACTCATGCGGTCTCGTCTGCTGCTCTTCCCGGCGGCGCCACATTTCAGGGATTCGGTATCACGGTTGACCCCGTCGCTGATGTGATCTACGTCCTCACGGATGGCGTCAACATCGCCGCGATCAATGGGGTCAACAATCGGCAACTCTCGACGGTTCCGGCTGGGAGCAGCCCGATCGGGGTGTCTGTCGACACTGGCTTGAACGTCACTTATGCCTCGAACCAAGACGATGCAACGGTCTTCGTCAACGATGGAGCAGTCGTCTATGGCGGCACCATCTCGCTCGTCCAATCGGCGACCTCGACCTCAACCTTGCTGCAGTTGATCAGCGTCGATCTGCCGAGTCCCATCACGAGCGGCAACACTCTCATCGCTTGTGTCTCGGCGAAGTTCGACCCGGCAGACTTCACTTCGCTCTATCCGAACAAGGTGTGGCTGGTCTACGGCCCTTACGGAGAAGCGGTCTGGATGCGAGCGGTCAGCAACGTCTCCAATGGGTCGCTGACCGAGATCTGGTACTGCCGCGGCGTCGGATCGACGACCTCGCAGTCGATCGAAGTCGGCGTGCTGGGTTTCGAGACCGCTGCCGTGACGATCATGGAGTTCGAGGGAATCTGGTACGC